CCAGCATGAACACGCGCGAGGCGAGCCATGCCGGCTCGATCAGTTTGGGGGCGGCGTTTCCTCTTTGTGACCAGCGGGCGACGGCTTGGGTTCGACCTCGAACTTAACGGCGTCGAGCATCTCCTGGCTCTGTTTGAGAGCGGCGCGGACGCCGACGAGCACGGCAAAGGGAATGTTTTCGCCCCACTCAAGGACGGCGCCCTTCCACGTGGCCGGGGTCAGGGCGGCGCGGCGGACTTTGGCAATGTCGGCGCAGTGGATGTAGAGAAACGACAAAAGTTCGAAATCTTCGACGTCGTCGATGGGCTTGTTTTCGATCAGGGCGCGGTAAGCCTGGTTGCCGGTCATCATGCAAATGGCGCCCGAGCCGGCGGTGACGGGGCGCATGACAAGGCCTTCGGCCAGCTCGGCGCCGCCATCGGGGACGACGACGGAGAGGGCTGCGGCGGCCTCGCGGTTAAGTTCAGCGTTTGGTTCCATAAACTTGTCGGCAGATGACCTCGATCTCGTCCGGGCTAAAGCGGGCCTTGGCCAAAATGCGGCGGCCTTTCTCCTGGTCGCCGCCGAGGACGAGGTAGGCGGTGGACTGGCCGCGCTTGAAAGCCAGGAGCGGGCGTTTCTCGCGGATGGCGCGGACCAGGCGCTTGTAGGCCTCGATGGCTTGGGCCATGTAGGTGATCGGGTGGTCGGGGTTGGCTTGCTGCCAACCGCTGTCTTTCATGCGGCGGATGACTTCGCCGGTCTTGATGGTTTCGGCGGGGAAGGTTGGGTTGAAACTGACGGTCCCTTCCTCGAGGTTCCACGCGGTGATGGTCTTGGGTTCGCCGCCTTCGACCGGCTCGATGATGCGATGGTAGTCGCGGATAGCCACGCCGGCGGTAGCCGCCCCGGCCACGGCCGAGGTGTCGTTGCTGGCCATGGCCGCCTTGCGGCTGGCGGCATCGTCCCGGGTGCCGGGGATCTCTTCGCGCACGATGTGAAAAACGGATTGCATGAAAAAGTGAGCGGCGCCTGCGCCGCGGGACTTAGGCTCCAGCGCCCGGCGCGTTCATGAACGCGACTTGCGTCTCGTCAAAATTGTCTTGCGTTGCCGTGACCGTTTTTTCGGTGACAATAGTCACCCCACCCGAGATCGAGCTGAGGCTGGTCGAAAGATCGGAGCCCACATCGTCGGCCGTGGTGCCGAGCACTGTGATGGTGCCGGAGATCATCGGGTCGAAAGCGTGCGCGGCGCCAAAGCCGCCGTCTTTGTCCTTGCGAACGACTTCGCTCATGGTCTTCTCAATCTCAACCGATTGGGTCAGGGTGTCCGAGGCTTCCGTGATTCCGATTAAAAGGGCCATGGCTTAGGAGAGGGTTGAGTAGGACTTGTAGGTGTGGGTGCCTTCGGGGACGCCTTCGTTGGATTCGGACGTCTTGGCCGAAACCATCTTGAGGGTGTCCTCGGTAAAAGCGCCGGCGATCACGCTGGCCAGCGTGGCTGCGCCGAAAAATTCAACCGTGACTTCGGTAGTTTTAAGCTTTCCCGAGAGAAGCTCTTTAGTCTCACCAGTTTCGTCGCGGTAATTAAAGGTCTCGACGGATTCTTTGGTGGAATGACTGCGCAAAAGCCCGTCGCTGCCAACGGCCGTTCCGTCGGGAAGTGTTGCTCCAAAAGTGGCTGCCATGCCACTCGTGGCATGTCAAATCACACGGGTCGCAGACCACAGGTGAAAGCGATGGTCTGCATCCAGCGGCGGTCGGCCTCGACGCTCAGGCTGTTGGTCAGGTGGACGCCGGCCAAAGTAAAGCCGGTGCCGCTGGCCGACGGCGTGGCGCGCAGCCAGTCGTGAATCTCCTGGGCAATGGCCAGCGCGGATTGGACTTCTCCGGTGACCAGCGAACTGGTCACGACCATGATTTCCATGTCGGCCTGATAGAAACCTCCGGCCAGGTGGCGGGCGTTCTCACAGCGCACGATGACGCACGAGTCGTCGGGGATCTGGCCGTCGCGGGTGGCGGGGAAGACGGGCCAGTCGGCGTTGTTCACGACCGAGACCAGGGCGGTGCCGAAGGCGGCTTCAATATTCCCCGCTGTCATAGGCGTCGATCATCCACACGCCGCCGCCGGCGGGCGGGGCGATGCGGACAGTTTCAATGCGGACCTTGCGGCCCTCGTTGGTGATGGTGATGGGTTCCTTGGGCTCGGGGCGCGGGTTGACCGAGCTGGGCAACTGGATGCGCACTGTGCCGCGCTCGCGGCCGCCGCCCAGCTCGAGGTCGAGCGTGGGGTTGCCGGGGCTCACAACGGCCATGACGGTCTTGCCGCGGAAGGTGACGGGCTGGCCGTAGTCGCGGAAACGCTGGGCGGCGGCTTGCAGGCCGAGGTTGGCGATGGCTTCGCGCATTGCCACGGCTACACTGTCAAAGCACGGAAAAGCCCCGCCTGGGAAAAGCAAAGAAACCCAGACGGGGCCAGCCCGGAAAAAATCAGCGGCGGCGCTTTTTGGTCATGGCCTCGAAGCCGACGGGCTCGGGCGCCGGGGTGGAGTCGGGCGGAATCGAACCGCCGTCTTCCGCGGCGGGCGCGGAATCGAGTGCCACGGACGACCCCTTGAAAGTGAAGCGGTCGGAGATGCCGTCGTTGGTCCAGATTTCCCAGACACCGGGCGCGTGGCCGTCGCGCATGGCGGCGCGCAGTTTGTCCTTGGCCGCCTGAAACGGCTCAGGGCCGGAGACCACTTTGGTCTCCAGCCCCGGTGCAGTGAAACAGGTGATGGCGAGTCGCACAGGCTTACGCGCTGACGATGCGCTTGATCGCGTCTCCGTCGCCCTTGGCGTAGCCGTAGTTGACTTCGATCACGTCGCGGGTGCTGTCCGTGTCGGCGTCTGCCCAGCTACGATACTCGACGGTGAGGCCGGTCTCGGGATCGGTCACGCTCTGGTAGTTGACCACTTGGGCCACCGAACCGGCGGGAGGCACGGGCGAGAAGGCCACGAGGATCGCGTTGTCGGTGACGGCAAAGCCTTTGAGGTTTTCGCCGTTGGCCGGGATGAGCGTGGTCGGGAAGTAGTTGAAGCCGACGAGCTGCGGGATGCGGCCCTGGCGGATCGCTTCGCTGCCACCGAACTCGAGCGCCTTGGTGATGTTGGTCTGCTTGAGCAGGTTGGCATCGTAGGCCGCGTCGATGAAGAGCGAGCGGTTGGTTTGCGGCCAGTAAGCGAGGTCGCAGGCCTGGCGGATGTCGATGACGTCGTTGACGTCGAAGTTGCCGGCGGCACCGGTGTGGACGGCCGAGCCGAAGTTGGCGTTGGTGATGACCGAAAGGACATCTTTGATGACGTCTTCGGCCAGCTTGAAGCCTTTCTTCATGCCGATCTCGGTGAGGTTGAGCTGCGGCTGACGGGCAAGCTCCGAGCTGGTGAAGCCCATGGACTGATACTTGCGCTTGTTGATCGTGACCTCGCGCACGTTGGTCGTGCTGTTGGCCATCGAGTAGGTGCCGTTGAAGTCGGCGCTGGCGGCGGACTCAAGCGGGTGGAAAGGAACGGCCACCTTGTCGGTGCCGAGCAGGGGCACGTCGCGGTAGACGGTGGTGAAGGCTTGGAGCGGGATCAGGGACTGCTTGAGGGCGCGGAGCGCACCGTCAAGGATGTTCGTGATTTGCAGCTCGGAGGAGATGGTGTTGGTCGGCATGTTGGTGATCGGTGAGTTGTTAGTGGTTGGAAGTTGTCAAAACCGGCGGCTGCATCAGGCGTTCGCGGACTTGGCGGCGCGGGTGAGCGCGTCTTTGTGTTCGCGGAAATAGGCGGTGCGCTCGCGGCCGGTGAGAGCCTGGTATTTGGCGAGCTTGGCTTCGTCGCTGTCGTCGCCTTCGTCCTTGGCGTCGACGGCCGGCACAACGGTGGCCGGGCTGAGGTTTTGAAACTTCTCGAGGCGTTGGCGCCACTGGGCTTCGGCCTCGTAAGCGGCGTCGGCTTTGGCCAGGGCTTCTTTGGTCAGGCTGTGGGCCTTCTCTTCGCCGGCCAGTTTGGTGGTCAGGTCTTCGAGCTTGGCCAGAAGGGTGACGTTCTGGGCGCTGAGTTCCTTGAGCGTTTTGCTGAAAGCGTCTTCTTTGGCGCTGAAAAGTCCGTCGGCGTTGGCTGCGGGAGAATCAACCAGGTCGCAGGCCTCGAGGGATTCGCAGCGGGCAAACTTCATTTCGCGCGTCACGCCGTCGGCTTCGACTTCTTTGGTCTCGGCTTCACCGGAGAAGCTGATGGAGATGCCGAACTGGCTGGGCATCTTCTCGGCCATCTCGAGGACTTTCTCGCGGGCCTCGTGGTTCTCGAGGAGGTGGAGGTCGCCGCGGAGTTTGTCGCCGTCGATCTGAAAGTTTTTGATGACGCCGACGATGCCGTTAAAGCCTGACCAGTGGTCGGTCTTCACTTTGACGCCGTCTTCGTGCTGCTCGGCGGAAAGTTTGACCTGCTCGAGCGTGGTGGCGTCCACGAACATGCCGTGGCCCTTGGCCTCGCCGACACTGATAACAGAAACGCCGGAGATAACTCCGGTCTCACGATCAACTTTTGATTCGGCGAGGGACGAGAAAAGATTCATGCCCCCGCGGGCATGTCAAATTGAAAGGCCGAGACTTTGCAGGTGCGCGCGGCGTTGGGCGTTCATGCCGTGAAAGGCGAACGTGTCGCCGATGGCCGGCCACGGCGGGCCGCCGGTCCCCTCCTCCACGGCAAATCGGGCGGCGACATCGACCGGGGCAAACTTCATGCCGAGCGCCTCCAAGCGGGGGCGCTGGCGCTGGCACATCCAGACGTCGTCGTTGAGCCCGATCTCGTAAGGGATCCGGGCGGTGGTTTCGAAAAAACGGCGGGAGCGCAGGCAACAGCCGGAAGATCCGACGCTCGGGCTGGTGGCGCCGGCCACCAGGCGCGCTGGCCACGGCGGGCCGATGTAGTCGAAGTCAAGGAACGCGGGATCCCAGGCGTCGGGGTTGTAAGGGAATCCGTCGGTCTGGCAAGTGATGACGTGGCGCCACTCGGGCGCTTGGGCGGTGAGCCAATGGGCGAGATACTTGGCGTTGAACATCTGCGCCTCTTGGTAACTCATGGCGATGTCGCAGATGAAGGCTTCGAGACCGAGCCGGGCGGCGCACCAGTCGGCAATCAAGTGGGCCTCGGCCTGCTTGTCGGCGCGGCCTTCGACCAAGACAAGGACAAGACCGTCAGCGGACATAGACTTCGTCTTGCCCGTCGGTTTCAACCATGTGGTAGCCTTGCAGCGCCATCCAGTTGCGGATCTGGTCGGCGTGCGGGTTGCGGTAGTGCTGCCAGCCCATTTCGACGCAAATGAGCCATGGCCGGCTGATGAGATTGCCGATGACGTGCCACTCGCTGCCCTCGGTGTCGATGGCCAGCAGCTCGATGTCGCCGCGGTCGTAATGTTCCACGGTGCGGCAAAGGACGCTCACCGTGCCGCCGGGCGGCGCGCCGACGCTGGCGCGCGGGCTCGAGGTGCCGTCGAGGTAACTGGAACAACCGTCGTCGCGGAGCAGGCGCGGGCCATTCTGGTCGCCAAGGGCCACCTCATGCACAGTCACCTTGCCGCCGGTGCCGAAGAACTTGCGCAGCTCGCCGGCGTAATACGGATGCGGCTCGAACAGTTCCACGCGGTCGGCGTCGCCGATAAGCGGGGCGACATGGACCTGGTTCGGGTGGTTGGCGCCGACTTCCCAGATGACCTTGGGCATGGGGCGGTGGTGTTCGCGGAGGATGCGGGCGAGTTCGATCATAAGCGTTTCTTTACTTCGGCGACGATGCGAGCCGGGTCGATGTTGGCCATGGCGACGCAGTAGCCGGCTTGGTTGCAGGGCGCGCCCTCGGGCCATGCTTGCCCGCCTCGGCTGTGGTGGAAGCAGGGCGCACACGGCGCATGACCTGTCAAAGCCCGGACGGTGGGCTGGTAGGCGGTGCGAAGCTGCCAGGGAAAAGCGGCATAAAGCGCGACCACCGGCAAACCCATGGCGGCCGCCACGTGGCAGACGGCCGAGTCAGGCGCGATCACCACGTCGCAATCGGCCAAGACGGCGCAGGATTGGGCGAAGGAAAGCGGCGGCTGTTCGGCGGTGAGGTTGAGGTAGCCGGGTTGGCTGGGAAGATTCAGCTCGCCGGGGGAACCGACAAAGACGACCTCGACGCCCAGATCGACCAAGCCTTCCACCATCGGCTTGAAGAGGTGCCGCGGGTAGCTGCGCGCGGGCGCGCTGGCTGAGAGTTGCACGGCCACGCGCTGGCGCGTCTTGGGGAAGCGGGCGCGCATAGCGGCGACGCCGCCGGGCTCGACTTCGAACTCGATGTGTTGGCCGGCGTTCAGCTCTACGCCGATGCACTTGGCGAACAGATCGACGGCATGGAGGGCTTGCGAGTCGGGGCCGAACTCGATCTCGTTTTCGAGGTTGGCGTGCTCGTCCCATTGCTGCCATTCGGTGAGGGTGAGTGGATACGGGAGCAGCTCGATGCGGTGGGCTGCGGCAAATTGAGTAAGAGCCTCGTGATATTTCTGCGCGGCCGAGACGCCGATGCGCAGGTCCGGACGCTGCGCCCTCAGGGCACGAAGAGCGGGTGTAAGAAAAAGCAGGTCACCAAAACCGCCAGGGCGACTGACAAGCAGGCTGTCTTTGTCCAACCGCGGTCGTTCGACGTGGAGCTTGCGGATGTCCACGCCAGGAAATTGCAGAAGGTAACCCGCATTGGAGTCCTCGAGGACGTAGGTTGTTTCAGCTTTCAGCGGGACCGGCCCCAGTTTGAGCGGCGCCGGCAGGCGAATTAGTTTCATTGCTTTGTGGTTGCATGGGAGCTGGCGGGGCCATCTCGGGGAAAGCTGCGGCAAGAGGGACGCCGGCGGCCTCGCATTTTTCGATGCGGCGTTTAGCGGTCAGAATGGCCGCATCCTCTTCCATCTCTTCGTCGAGGCCGTGCATCTCGGCGAAGGTGCGGATGGACATGCCGCCCTGGCGGACGATCTCGAGCACGGCCTTGGTGTCGCGGCCGAAGTCAACGGTCGGGCGGGCGGGGCGGATCCAATCGACGCGCCACCAATCGTCGCCGGGGTAAGGCAAGCGCCCTTCGCGCATCTCGTGCCAGAGCCAGTAAAGCCAAAAGCGCCGGCAGAACTGGGTGATGAGCATGTCTTGCACCTCGCGAAAGAACACAGCGGCGTCCTGCAAAACGTGGCGGGTGTTGGCGCCGCCAATGCCGGCGATGCTCCACAGCACTTCGGGGCTCACACCGATGCCCCAGGAGATGTCGCGCGCCAGGTAATTGAGGAACGGCTCCATGGTGGGGCCGGGGTGCGGGTTGCTGAAGGCCTCGATTTTTTCGCCGGGCTTCAAGTTCATGATGCCCGAGCTGGTGTCGAAGATGCGCTGCGGGGTGACTTGTGCCGTCGGTTCTCCAACGGTTGCGCCGCGGATGGAAGCCAAGCGGGCGCCGAAGTCGGTGGCGGTGGCCTCGCCGCTGGTCACGATGAAACCGATCTGGCTGAAAAGTTTGTGGCTGTGCTGGACGTATTGCAGGACTTCGGTGATGTCTTGCAGCTTGTTGACCGCGTGGGCCATCCAGGTCACGCCGCGGACCTGTCCGTTGCGTCGGATCTTGCGGAAGTGGAGCATGTCGGCCGCGGGGATGTCGCGGCTGACGCGCTTGTCGGAGGTGAGCACTCGGTAGGCAATGGGGCGGCCGTATCCATCAAGGCGCACGCCGTCGATCCATTGCGCCTGGTCGTAGCCAACGGCCACGGCCGCCGCGTTGCCGACATTTTCGGCACCGACAAAACGCATCATGGCTTGGCCGGCCGCTGACTTCATAAACTGCCCGAAGAAATCGCCGTCGGTGATTATTTGGCGAAGGATAAGAGCCTGGGCCTCGTAGAAATTGACCTGGCCCGAGCGGTCGAAGGCGCCGGGCTCGTTGCACACCGTGTCCTCGAAGCGGCGCTCGGCCGCGCGGTTGAACTCGGCGTTGGCCGTGCGGCACTGCGGGATAATTCCGGTGCCGACGCAATAGCGGGCGATGCCGTCCACGGCGCGCAGGGCAAAGCCTTGGTTGTTGGTCAACCAACGGGCCTTCTTCATCAAGGTCTCGCGCTTGAGCGGGGTCAGCTCGAGGGCGGGGTTGAGCGTGGGGAAATAGATGAAGCCGCGGGAGGCGTGCGGCTCGGCGCCTTCATAGGCGGCAAAGTTGGTGAGCGCCGCGGAACCTTGGGTCAAAGCCTTGGGCTTGCGCCCGGCTCCGGGGCGGTAGCCGCCCCTTTTTGATTTCGGTTTGATTTCCGCGTCGGCGCTCACGCCGCGGCGGACGTGTCAAACGAGGGGCTTGCGGAAGTAAAGAGCGGTCTTGCCGCCCCAGTGCTCGGGCTTGGCCGGGCGGTAGAGTTTGAATCCACAGGAAATCAGATTGTTGGCGGACGCCACGTTGTAGGGCATGACGTAGGTGACCAGCTCGGCCAAGCCGTGCCGGCGGGCCATGCGGATGCGGGCGCGGATCAACTGGCGCTGGAGTCCGCGGCCGCGGTGGGTGCGCCGCACGCCGGCGCGGATCAGGTAAGCGAGACCGGCGTTGCTCGGCTCCTGGCAGGGGCGCAGGCCGGCGAAGGCAATGGCTTCGCCCTTGTCTTCAATCGTCCACCACCAACAGTCGTCGCCTTTGATTTCGTGGTCGGAGCTGAAGAGGATGCGGTCGAGCCGGTGGATCTCGGCGCGGGAGGCGTCGGTGAAACGGTCGGGCGTGGCGATGCAGCGGAGCTTCACGCCATCGCGCAGGCGTCAAAGCGGGCGGTAGTGGGGAGTCGGGCGGACTACGCTGCCGGTGCGGATGCGAAAATCGCGGCGCTCGACGCGGCCCTCGGACACAGATCGCGCCAAGATTGCGCCGATGGTGCTGGCGGCTTTGCCTTGCTTGGCGGCAATCTGCTTGAGGGTCAGCCAGCCGGCGGGCACTTCGTCAAGGATTTCGGACGGCCTAAGCGCGGCCTCCCATGCGGCGGCCTCGAGCTGCTCGGCGGTCACCTTTTTGCTCATACTTTTGTGACAGTCGGCGCGGGCGGGTTGTAGAAAATATGGTGCGGTGTCGGCAGGCTGCCGGGCTCTTGGCCGCGCCAGTCGAGGACAAGGACGCTCGGCCGCGGAATGGCGTCGGGCACCACTTTGGCGCCGTGCCTGGTGAGGAATTGCCAGCCGCCAGTGATGCCGAGCAGGCCGCTGCCGTCGGAGAAAACGCCGCCACAGTGGCGGTGGGCGCGAAGGTAGACTTGCGCGGGCGGGTGGCCGGCGCGCACGGAATTGAGGCGGGCGTTGCCCATGGTGACGCTCATGGCGGTGGCCTCGAGGTAGGCGCGCGACGTGACGCCGATGTGGTGGCAGGCGTCGATCATCGTGCCGTGGATCTCGAGGAGCCACTTGTCGCGGGCTTCGCTGGTCTCGGCGTTGAGCAGGCGGGCAAGATAGCTTTCGATGTTGTGGGTGTGGCACTCGGTGCCGCGGACGATGTAAGTCTTGGCTGCCTTGTCGGCCCACGGCTTGAGCGCCGTGGCGGCCATGGCGCAATGGTTTTCGATCAACGAGGCCACCACCTCCGGCGAACGGTGGTGGATGCCCTCGGTGGCGTCACCGTTGCAGAGGAGGGCGAACGGGTCATTACCAAGCAGCTTGGAAACCTTGGCCTGCGCGTCCTGCCAGCACTCCCAAAGCCAGCGTTGGTGGACGTTCTTGCCGAACCCGAGCGTGTTGCCGCTCATGTTCTCCGAGTCCGGAGGCATCAATCCGACGGTGCTTCCGCAGTGTAGATCCGAGACAACAACCAGAACCTCGGGCCGCTTTCCTTTATGACGGGCCATGCTTTCGGGGCGAAAGTGTCAAAGCAAGTAGCAGGGGCGGGATTTGAACCCGCGCATGCCAGGGTATGAGCCTGGTGACTTAAACCTCTTGTCGACCCTGCAATTTAGCCGGCAACGACTTGGCCGGAAAAATTGACGTTGCTCATGCGGCCGCCGCCCAGATCCAGCTCGTCGAGGATCTCTTCGCAGGCGGTGCCGACCTCGCGGGCCGAAAGGGTCAGGACGCCGCTGTGCTGGCCGGCGTCGCTGGAAAGGCCGGTGATGCTGACGCTGTCCTGGCCGGCCTCGGCCGCGGCAAAGCATTTGTCGCTCAGGCGCTCGACGTCGCCGCGGGACCATGAGCCCTCGCGCAGCTTACGCCGAATCCGTCGTTTCAGTCCGTCCGTCATTTGTAGGAGGCGCCGCGTCAAACAGCGCCCGCACAATCCACGAGCAAACCATGTGGAGCTTGGTGCAGTCTCCGTAGTGGTCGGTGGCCACCTTGCGCCACTCTTTGCGCTTGCCGCCCTTGGGAATGACGATGCGCTGGCCCATGTGGCCGCGGAGGAACTCGTCGTCGGCGTCGGCCGGGAACCAGAGGAATGGCGCTTTGCGCCGGTGAATCTTCTCCAGGTAAAGCGCCACCTTGGCCTGGTAATCGACGTAGGTGTAAAGCTGCATCGGCTCGTAGCCCTTGGCCGTGCCGACTGACCAGGTGCCGAAAGAAAACGCCGTGCCCTTCGAGGGAAGCAGCATGCCCTTGGAGCGGGCGCAAAGTTCGTAGATCCGGTTGGTAAAGTCGCCCGAGTCCACGAGCCCCACCTCGACCCGCACCGGCTTGCCGTCCGGCGTCTGCCAGCGGGTGGCCTCGAAGTCGAGCAACGCCTCGGGTGCCAGCACCGTGCCGTAGTCGAACACGTGGCATTGCCCGTCGGCCGACCACGCGGCCGCGCTCCAGTGCGTGGCGTCTTGGCCCGGGTCCGCGCAAAGCGTGACCATAGCGGGCTCCTCAATGGGGCAGGTGCCTTTGAGATATTTGCCGCGGCGGGCGAGGACGTCGTCGTCGCCGGCGCCGGTTCCGCGGTCTTCCCATCGTTGGGCGAGGCGCTTCTGCATGAATTGCCGCAGGTGCGTCGTGTCGCCGCGCTTGGCTTCTTCGTTGGCTTTGAT